GGGGCATAATCACGATGGCGTGGAGCGCCGGCAAATGGTGCGAATGCGCCGTCTCGATGCTCGAACACGCTGTTCCGGCAGCGTGCGCTGCCGTTTTCTTCAAACCATCCCGTAGTCGAATACTCATTAAAAAATCAAAATCATGAAACCAGTAAAAACTCTCAATCTTGAAACTCTCACGCTCGCTTCCGGCGGCCATACGTCTCCCGAGGAAGGTCTTTGCATCATGGAGGCCGTTGCCTTCATGGCCGGCGAAAAGCATAGTGATCACCCTCAGTGCGCGTGCCCCGTGGTCTCGGCGCTGTTGCGGCACTGGAATGACAAAGCCAATGACGAGCAGCGCCAGGAGCTGAAGCGGTACATCCCGCTCCTGGTGGGCAGTAAAGCTTCCAAGGCCGTTGAAAAGCGGCGTGGATGGATGGCGGCCGACTGGACGATCCGCGTGGTGGTCCCGATCGCGATGCGCGCGGCGAAGCTCGATGCCCATGCCGATGCGTTGTCTGCCCTGGCAGAAGTGACTGATGATGTTTCCTGGCAACTCGCCCGCATTACCGTGCGTGCCGCACGAGATGCGGCGCGCGAAGCGCGCCAAAAATTGTATTCGGCGTACTGGGCGGCGTACTGGGCGGCGTACTGGGCGGCGTACTGGGCGGCGTACTGGGCGGCGTACTGGGAGGCGTACTGGGCGGCGGCGGCGGCGGCGGAGGCGGCGGAGGCGGCGGCGGCGGCGGAGGCGGCGGAGGCGGCGGCGGAGGCGGCGGCGGCGGCGGCGGCGGCGGCGGAGGCGGCGGCGGAGGCGGCGGCGGCGGCGGAGGCGGCGGCGGCGGCGGCGGAGGCGGAGGCGGCGGCGGCGGCGGCGGCGAGGTTAATGGTTCGCGCTCAGTTGTTCGCTGGCATGCATGACCTGGTCGCACGGATGCTGGCCATCAAGGACGAAGAGGTGACGAAGTGAAATCGCGTGAAGAAATAGTTAAGGATTTGTCGCGAGTACTTGACGACGCGTGTTCTGATCGAGGTGATCAAATTGCGGCTGTTGCAGATTATATCGAGACGGCCCTGACGCATGCGACGGAGACAATCGATCGTGAGGATATCCGTGAAGGTCTGATTAAATTTATCGGATGCCCTGGCTCTCCGGAATTGTTGGATGAGCTGACCACCCCGGTTGTGGTTGATCCACGGCGACAAGCGAAGACACAGGCGAGCAAGATTCCAACGGCTGGAAAGAGCCAGCCCGTTTCTCTTTTTGATGGACCTACAGAGACATTCCGTTGGTCTAAAGCGGCTAAGCCGGCACCTCCTGTTGAGCTGACTTTTGAACAGGCCCGAGTGCATGCGGTTCTGGATGAGGCGCGCGCTTCAGGCAACCAGGAGCGATACCACGCAGCGATTGAGGAAGTGGACCGCGTGGATCCGGGCTATTACCTGGGCCGCGTGCAGCCGCTGGAGCGGCGTAAAAAATTGGTCCTGCCGTTTGCGGACCCGCTGGCGATCTGCCGGCAGATGCTGGAGACAGCATGAAAAGAAAATACTTCGTTCTGACATTTATAGGTAGCAGTTCTGTGCTTTGTGAAGACGCTACGGAGCTCGCGCTCACTTGATTGATCTCGATGAGCACGAAGTTGGAGACAGGTACACGATCAATGTCGTTGAGCTCACAGACGCCGAGGTCGCGGCCGCTCCTGAATTCGAGGGATTTTAATTTTATGAACGAAGATCTCTGCCCGAATTGTGGTGACGGGGTGCCTAATGGATTGGACTGCGAACGGCCGGAGTGCCGCGCGATGCGCGGGGAACCGCCTCCACCGATGGAGGAAAGGACTGTGCCGCTGGGTGGGTTTCGTTTGCTCCTGGGCTATCAGGCAACCGAGTTGTGCAAAGAGTATGGGCCGACAATTTTCGCGGATCTGCGGATCACGGCCAGCCTCGAGCGCGGCGGTTGGGTGATTGAGCGGATGACAGGTCCCGAAGATAAATGGAAGGAATGGACTGTTATCCCTGCCCAGCTCGATGAGGACTTTGAAGACATATACGGAAAGGAAAGCGGCAATGGCTGATGCGAAATTTAAGGTGGGTGATCGGGTGAAAGTTGTGGCGGCGCCGAAGACGACCGGGGAAGTCACGAAGGTGATGACGCCGATCCGCGGCGCAGTCTATGAGGTGAAGCTCGATGTGAACAAGGCTCTCACGACGTATCTGGAAGCGCAGATCGCGAGGGCGCAACCATGAGCCAGGGACTGAAACTCGATATTCGATTCCGCCAGGCGACTGAGCAATCGAAGGGCGTCGACCAGGACGCCGGATACGTGACGATCGTGCTGCAGGGCAAGCAGACGGTGCAGCGCTTTGTGCCGGCGTGGCAGGGTCTGGCGTTCCTCGAGGGTTACGCCTCGATGATGCGGAAGATGGCGCAGGACCAGGAGATTAAGAAAATCGCGGTGGATGGATTGAAGGCAGAAGAGAAAGGAGGCAGCTATGGGGTGGCTTAAATTGTGGTGGGCGAAGTTGATTGGAAATCGCCGGGATTCCCTGTGGGAGGAGATGGAAAGTTTTCATCTGAAGCAACTGGATAATATGAAAAATAAGTGGGTGAAGAAACTGGCAGAATTCCAAGCCAGTAAGGGCAACGCCGCGCCTATCCAGGCTGAGTTGAAGCTGATGCTGGAGCCGAAGGAACTGGGTCTTGTCGACTTGTGGAAAGATCACCAGGCGAAACAGTGGGCCGCTTTCATTGAAAAGCGGAAATTCATGATTCGCTGCGGCGATCGGGATTGTGCCATGGCGCGCATGGCGGAAAGGAATTGATCATGCCGGAGGAAATTATTTTCAATCAGTTATCTCTCGATAGGCCTTCCGGCGATTGGAAGGCTTTTATGGATTCACTGATGCTCGAGATGGTTACCGGCCGCACGCCGGAACAACTTCGCGAGATGCAACGGCGTAGTGGAATGTCCGATGAATTAATCAGGGACATCGCTACGCTTGGTTCCGGCGATAAATTCGTTCACGGAGGTCAATCGTGAAAAAACGGCGGGATCCTTATGAGGTACTAGGCGTGCCCAGGAAGGCGACCGATGACCAACTCAAGAAGGCGTATCGCAAGCGGGCGCGGGAAACTCACCCGGATGTCGCGGGGGGGGGCTCAGAACCGTTCCAGGAAGTTCATGCGGCTTTTGCATTGCTGAAAGATCGGGAGCGTCGGGCAGATTTCGATGCGACGGGCAATCAAGACGCGCCGGCGCCGGCGCGGTGGATGGAACCGCTCGGGATCGCGTTCCAGGAAGTTATGGCGGAATACCTGAATGGTTCCCCGGCACCGATCGTCGAAACGATTCTGAAGCAATTACGGACCATGCGGCAAAATCTCCGCGGGACCCTGCAAAAGAACGAGGTGCGCATGAAGCGACTTTCTAAGTTAATTGGAAAGGTGAAGTTCCGCGGCGAAGGGCAAAACGTTTTTGGCGATGAGATCGCGCATGCCCATGAGCAAATGGTGGCTGCCGGCCGGGAATTGAAATCGAAGCTTGAGGACTTGGACCATGCGATTGAAGTGGCCGGGCAGTACGATTTTCCATCCATGTTTGAGGAGCTGCAGATTTCGTTTGCCGGCGCATACGATCCAACGCCGCGGAAATGGAATTATAAAATTTATGGAGATGAGATATGAGCCGCGAAGTAAAAATCAAATCCTCTGAAAGGCCGTCGCTACAGCTTCTGGCGCTCGTGGAGTTTCTCAACGTCCAGTGGACCTACTGGCCATCGCGGCCCGTCAAGCCAGTTACAAAGGAGATCTTCCGACCGTTATGAAATCTTTAGAAGAGCGTCGCGCGGCATGGCTGGCGTACATGGATACCTTGCCCTGGGGCAAAGGGGAGTTTGATCATTCCGGATGGTTCTCACTGTTGCGGGCAGGATCATGCGAGATCCCGCAGAGTGAGGCTTTTGAAACGGTGACGGCGCGGATCCGCGCGGCGGGTGGCGTGGCGCCGGCATCCCGGCTGACGAGCCAGACACGTAGGGCTTATGCGTTTGCGGCGTCGTCACCGTCGACGGGCTCGAGCTGGCGACCGCGGGAGGAGTATCAGCCGAAGAAGGAGAAGCCACAATTTGATGACACGAAGCTGAAGGCTTTTGCGGAGGAATGGGCGGCGCACGTGAACGAGCGTTGGCTGGGCAACCGATCTGCGGTGGATCCGGCAACGGTGGGCGCCGGTGAATTCCTGGCCGCGTTGTATGAGCCGGGTGAGCAGGTGTTGCTGTTTTCGATTTTCGCGAGCCAAGGACAGATGTTCTGGGTGGGTGCCCCTGCCGGCGGTAAGGGCTGGCGCGTGGTCGGCTGCGAGTATGGCCACGACTATAGCGACAAATTCGCGGAGAAGTTGAGCGGCCAGGAGGGCGTGTGGTTCCTGGCGCAACCGGTGGATGGGTTGAGTCATCCTAATCCGCGGTCGCCCACTGACGATGGGACGGTGAAACTTTCGCGGCGCTCGATGGAATCGGTGACGAGCTGGCGTTACATGGTAATTGAATCGGACCAGGCAGCGGCCGCGGATTGGCTGGGAGCGATCGTGCAGTTGCCGCTGCGGATCGTGGCGATCTACACGAGCGGCGGGAAATCGATCCACGCGCTGGTCCGCGTCGACGCGGTGAGCAAGTCCCACTGGGACCAGTTGCGAGATGAGGTGTTACCGATCCTGGTGACGCTGGGCGCGGATCCGGCCGCTCTGACCGCTGTGAGGCTTACGCGGCTCCCTGGATGCACACGTGCGGGCAAAAGGCAGCGGCTTCTTTATCTCAACGCGAAAGCCGCTGCGCAAACGGCACGGCCGATCTGTGCGATCGCACCGAAACGGAATGTGGCGGCGGACTGGGAACGGTGGGCGGAAAGCGCTTTCTCGACGGAGCTTGATCCGGAGGAAGGCGATGCGGCCGCCCAGGAGAAGTGGCAGAGACAGGTGCGGATGGCGTTGGAACATTATCGGCTGGCGATGCCGGCGGAAAGGCAGACATGAGCAATTTTAAAATGGGTGATCGCGTGGTGGTAGTGGGAACGATTTTAGAAATCAATAAAGCAGATTCACTGATCTCGGTGAGGTTTTCGGATTACACGCTGACGAGCGGTACTCGGCAATTTGGTTGCACGGCCGTTGTTCCGGAAATATCTGTGGACGGACTTGCTGAGGATACGGCGAAAAGGAATACGATCGCTTCCCGCGCCAACGCTCGCCAGGTCGATGGGGACCACTACAAAAAGCGCGGTATTCAGCCGTGGGACTACATTGCCGCCAATTGCCTCGACTGGTTCACCGGTGAGATCGTCAAGTATATCACTCGCTGGCGTGATAAAGGCGGCGTGAAGGACCTCGAGAAGGCTCGCCATGTCTTGGACAAATATATCGAAACGGAAAAGGAAAAAGCCGTCGAGATCAAGTCCTGAGATCACTTTCTATGGTCTACGTGGATCCACTATTTGAATGGCCGGCAGAGCTCGTGAGCGATCCGCAGGCGCGGCGCTTGACGCAGAAATATGGCAAGTGGTCCCACATGTTTGCGGACACTGAGGCTGAGCTCGTGGCGTTTGGTCGCAAGATTGGAATGCGGCCGCAGTGGCTGCAGAAGCGCGGGACCTCGGATGCACACTTTGACCTGGTGCCGACGAAACGGCGGTTGGCAGTCCAGTTGGGCGCCAGGGAAATCACGCAACTTGAGGCGGTGAATATGCGACGGGAGAAGCGCGGCCAGGCGGCGCTGCAGGGCAATTTGTTCAAGGAGGCCAGTGAGTGAACAGTTTGATCCGCTCAAAAAACTGGCGATTGAGCGGGGAGTAGTTGCTCCGGATGAGCCGGCGGCGCCGGAAAGTGGCGGCGGTCATGTCGCGGATATTCTTAATTCCAAAGTGCCGAAGGTGCGGCTGCCGGGAGATGCCTGGCTGTTATCACAGTTTGCGCGAGAGATGGGCCGGATCCTGGGCAACAAGTTTATGTATCGGCGCGGCGCGACGGTGCTGATGGTGAATGAGCAGGACCAAAAGCTCGAGCCGGTGACGGCGAATGCGTTCCGATCGCTGGTGGAGCAACGGCTGATTTGTATTCGACAGGTGGGACATAAAGAAGCGACGTTCACCGTCATGCAGACGATGGAAAAGGAAGTGGCGCAGGGTTGTCTCGCGGCGCCAGAATTCTTGTCGCAGCTTCCTTTGATTGAGCGCGTAAACACGGCGCGGCTACCTGTGCTGCGCGCCGGCGGAAAGATCGAGCTGCTGCCTGAGGGCTATGATCTGGAGTCGCGAACTTATACTTTTAAGAGCGGCATCGAGTATGACGAAACGATGACGTTGGACCAGGGCGTGGATATACTGACATCGCTCACGAGCGAATTTCCTTTCGGTGACTGGCCGGAAATCAAGAGCGGCGAAACGGGCCCGATCAAGCCGTCGCGCAGCCAGGCGGTGGTGATCGCCGGCATGTTGACGATGTTCGCCGGCGGACTGTTGCCGCGCCTGGCTCGAAAGCCGGCGTTTGTTTACACCTCGAATTCCGTGGGATCGGGCAAGACGTTGCTGGCGCAGATGGCGACGGCCTCGGTAATTGGCGAGGCGGCCACGAAGGCCTGGCCTGCGCGCGAGGAAGAGCTGCAGAAGCTCCTGGATACGACGGTGCAATATGGCAAGCCGTACCTGCTTTTCGATAACTTGCGCGGTATGCTGAAGAGCTCGTCGCTTGAGGCGTTTATCACCTCGAGCACGGTGACGGGACGTGTGCTGGGCGGATCGGCCGAGTTCACTTGCCCGAATATGACGGTGGTTTTTGTCACCGGAAATGGCGTGACGCTGAGCGAGGACATGGACCGGCGATCGTTGTATGTGGAGCTTTTTGTTGAAGAGGCCGACGTGCAGAAGCGAAAGATCACGCGCGAGATCGATGACAACTGGGTGGCGATGCCGGCGAATCGCTCGAAGATTTTGTCGGCGATGTGGGCGATGGTCCGCGACTGGGATGGCGAGGGCCGCGACCAGGACAAGCGGCGGCCGCACAACACACGTCGCTTTGCCAGCTTTGCGGAATGGGGGCGTGTGATCGGCGGGATTGTGCAGCATGCCGGGCTCGGGGATTGCATCGAGCGTGTGGATCCGGAGCGTGGCGGGGCGACGGAGTCGATCGACATCCGGAGCCTGGTGCGGTTGCTGGCTGATAAGAACGCGACGTTGTCGTCGACCGAATTGGAGTTTGGCGTGTTGGTGAAGACGGCCGTGGACGGCGGATTGTTTGAGTGGATGCTTGAGGGCGAAGATCCGGAGGACATGTCACCGAAAGCGAAGTCGGGATTTGGGAAGATGCTGAGACGTTGGCAGGGTAGGACGTTCGATTATCCGGACGGGCTGACGATGCGCTTTGGTTTGCGTGGGAAGCATCGAGGCCGGCGCTACACCCTGGCGCGCATTGCTGAGCCTACGATCTCGCCGGAAGCGGCCGCTGCGGCAAGGAACTAGTGACCGCGTGGCCACGTGGGGACGCTACTTTTAAATCACGCGAAGCGTGAGTCGATTTGCCTTCCTGGTTTAATCGGCCCGGATCCCGGATGGTCCACCGGCTGCTTTGCCCTGGCTATGTATTGGAATGAATTAAACCATGGGGCACCTGTGCATTGGGCGCGCCCCCTGGCGTGACCGTCCCTCTAGCATTCCGACCATGGCGCATCCCCGCACCCCTTTAATTCGACAGAGTTTAAATGACCTGTGAGACGTGTGCTCGGTGAGTGGCCGCGTGGCCACCGCGCATTCGTTTGACTTAGAAGGTCTTATAATAACTCCTCTGTAAGGTACACAGGTAACACAGGTATTGTGGAGAGTTAGTTAGCGTATCAGGGCTAACAGCGTCTCTGTCCACAAGCCTGTGCAACCATGTCCCAGTTATGACCCACGGGGGAAGGAATCTATTAGATGGATGGGAATACGGCAGTGTTTTTGTCGCCTTCCCTATTTTCGTGGCCTAAACCGGAAAAAAATTTGTCCTTTTGACATTAGCGAGGGGAAACGCCCTCTCGTATGCCTGACATTGACCCCGCCGCCCTGATTCGCCGCCGCCGGAATGCGCTCCTAGCGAAGTGGGCGGCCGGGAAGAAACTTAGCGCCCAGGAGCTGGAGGAGATCGGTCCGTATCTGCCGGTTGTCGCTCCGGCCGCTGTGGCTCCAGCGCTTGTCCTTGAAGCCCAGGTGGAGGGCTATTCGGAAAAAACATACAGAGGGGGGCGGGAAACCTACGCGAAAAAGTACGGTCAATCGATCCGCACGATCAATCGTTGGATGAAACAAAAAGCGCCTCTCGATGATCCGCTGAAGATGATCGACTGGTGGCCGACTTGCCATAGCCACAAAGTCCCGGATGAGCTCCTCGCTGCCGTCAGCACTCCGAATCCGCCCGCGGTCGAAACGCTAGGCGCGGTGGATGAAACGATTTCGCTGGATCCCGCGATAACGCCGCTTGACCAGGCGCGCGTCCTTCTCAACTCCACCTACGCGGAGCTCCTCACTGCGCAGAAGATCGGAGATCGCGAACCGGGCCGCCTGGCGCGTGCCCAGCGGTCCTACACGCAGGCCAGCGAGCAACTCCGCCGCATCGAGTTGGCGGATCCGAAGATCCGGGCGGCCGCCGGCGCCGTGGTCGACCGCAACGTAGTGAAGTCGGCGCTCTCTCGGCTGCACACGTCGATCGAAGGCAGCTTGAGATCTTACGCGAAAAAGGCGAGGCGGGAGATGGCGGGCAAGGACATCGTGGAACAGGAGTCGATTTGGCAGGCAGGGCTCGAGGAAATTTTCGCGCGCTTCCGCCATGGAGACTTTGCTTTCGACGCCTGAGCTTGGCCGGGAAGAGCAGTGGCTGGCCGGCATCATTGGTGCCTGCTACCGCGCTCGGCCAACTCGAAACCCTTGGGAGTACGCCAAAGAGAAAGTCTATCTCGATGAGCGAGCTGCGGCGGATCCCGGCTTTTACGATCCGGAACTGACCCCGTACACGAAGCGGTTCCAGGAACTGGGCGCGGCGCCGGCAATCGATCCACTCACCGGCGAATTCGTCCACACGATCACGGTCCGAAAATCTTCGCGAACCGGATTCACGGAAGGCGCGCTGAACATCATCAGATGGATGCCGGAGAATCAGCCTGGCGCGGTCCTCTACGCCATCGATTCAACGAAAGAGGCGCGGGAGATATCGAAGGATCGTCTCAAGCCAACGCTCGAGGCGATCCTCAGCGAGGCAGCCCAGATGCCGGCGGACCTCGACGACTTCGGCACGCTCGAGATGCATCTGCGGAACATGACGATCCGGCTGGCCGGTAGTTACGCGGAGGGAACGTTCGCTAACAAGTGGCTCCGCAAAGCATTTCTCGATGAGGTCGAAGTCGCTCCGCAGGACGTGGGTGGATCGCATCCGATCGATCTGGTCGATTCCCGCGGAACAACGGTCGATAACTATCAAAAGTTTTTTATCTCCAAACCGAAATTGCCTGGCACGCGCTTCGATCAGGAGTATCTCGCCGGCACGCAGGAAAAATTCTTCGTTCCCTGTCCGCATTGCCGACATCCCCAGGAACTGATCTGGGAGCGCGTAAAATACGACCACTGCCTGCGCCAGGATAAAACGTGGGATTTAAAAAAAGTGAAGGCGGAAACCTTTTACCGCTGCGCCTCCCCCAAGGCCTGCAGGATCGAAATGGTGGACCAGAGGGATATGGTCCGCGCTGGCGAATGGCGGATCACGAATCCTAACCATGAGCCCGGCAAGGTCAGCCAGCAGATCTCCGATCTCTATTCACCTTTCGAGAAAGTCAGTTGGGGCAACCTCGCGGTCATGTGGCTGGGCGCCCAAAACTCGATTACGAAGATCCAGCATTTTTGGAACAACCACATGGGCCTTCCATTTGAGCGCCACCTTACTTCGGTGACGCTGAAGGACCTTCTGGCTTGCCGTGCGGGACTTTTGAACGCGGAGACGGGTGATGTTGATGGCGTCCCTTACGAATGCGGCCAGATCCCCTGGCGACCTACGCGCATGATCGCCACGGCCGACATTCAGGATGATGTCATGAAGTGGATCATGTGGGGCATCAAGGGTGCCGCAGATCCGGCCGACATCGAGGCCGCCATCGTCGATTATGGTCAGACGCTGAGCTATGACGATCTGACTGCACTAAAGTCTAAGGCATATTATGTGCGCGGTGGCGATGGTACGCCATTCTTCGCCACTGGCGGCCTCGTCGACTCTGGCTATGCGACCTATGCGACGTATCGTTTTTGCATCGATGACGGCGAATGGTATCCAACTAAGGGCGTTGGCGGAGTTGCCGCCGGCGAAATCGTTGCGGAAAAGGAACGTGAATTTGAGGGGGATCAATTCATCCGGTACGATTTTGCGGACTACCCCATCAAGGTTGAATTTTACGAAGGCCGGATTAAGAAGCGCCGCCGTCAACTCGTCTGGTTTTTCCGAGACCTCGCGGATGAGAAGCATGAGCAATTCCGCGACGAGCTGATGAGCGAAAAGCTGACGGCAAAAAAAGGTGAACAACCCAAATGGAAAAAGACTTCCGGGATCCCGAATGACTGGGGCGATGCAGGCAAGGCAATCGTGGTCGCGTTAAACATCATGGCTAACGATATCGTGGAGGACTTCCTGGCTGAAGAGCAGGCCGCCGCGGTTTGACACTGTCTCTCCAACATGGGCAAAACGTACGCTCTTGCCGATAACGGCGTGTTGAGCCTGCTTGCGCGGGTGCGCCGCAAATATCATTCACGCCTCGATGATCACGGCGTTGCCATCGGCGTTCTTATGGTTTTCGCTCCGTTGGATGAGGACGGTGAGAAAAACGGTACCGCGTTAAAAGGATATGCCGGCGCCGCGGCGGGTGCCTCCGTGGGTGTGGTTCCTCTCAAAGACCGTCTCACGAAAAATTTCGACGTGGAGATATTGATCGATGGCGATGCCTGGGAAGATATGACGGAACAACAGCGGTGTGCGCTTCTCGATCACGAGCTCACCCATATCGAGCCGACGGGAGATCTCGATTCTCTCGACCGTCCCGTCATCAAGATGCGCAAGGAAGGTTTCGTGCTCTGGGGCTTTTACGAGATCATGGAACGGTGGGGCCCGGCCTCGGCTGAAGCGCAGGGCGCAAAGGCGCTGATTAACAAGTGTCAGCTGCTCGGTCTCGATGGTCTAGAGGCCGCGCCCGTCCCCGAATCCGCAGAAGTTTGACATGGCCTCGGCTTCATGGCCGATGTGGATCAATCCGTACTTGTCGACGCTTATGTCCGCTATGGACGAATTCATGGAAGGCAAAAACTGGTCGAGATCTTCGACAAGGCATTTTGTGACATCAACGACGGCGTAAAGATCACCTCGGTTTCTTTTGAGGGCGCCAGCGGGTCCGGTCAGCAAATCAAAATCGATCCGGCCGATCTCCTGGTCATCGTTGAACAGGCCCTGCAGGAAATCGACGGCATCGCCACTTCGGGCCGGTCGAATCACATCCTCTTCGGAGCTTCGATCCTGGAGACCTGATGGCAGCGCGCATGAAATCCCGCGCGCGGTACAAGCCGTCGCGTTCAAAAAAATCCAGCGCCATGGTGAGTGGCTACCAGGGAGCCTCATGGTCACAAAACCGGGGATATGTTTATTTTCCGAATCTCGACACCCGGCGTGAAGTTGACAGTTACACGCGCACCGAGCTGTGCCGGCGGTCGCGCTTTCTGTACGCCAACGTAGGTTTTGTTAAGCGCATCATCAAGGGCATTGCCCGCATGGCCCTGGGTGCAGGGCTCAAGCCCAAGTTTCGCACAAGAGACACGGAGTGGAATGAACTTGCTGCGGCGAATTTCGATAACCGCGCCGGATCTCCGTACACCTTCGATCTTGGCGGTCGCTACAACTACTACCAGGCGCAACGGGCTCTTCTCCGCGCCAGGCTAACCGATGGCGATGTCTTTGCCGTTCTCAGCAAGACGGCCACCAACGGTTTCGCGGCGATCCGCATATACGAGGGGCACTGCGTCGGTAACGGCGCGGGCAATTCCGAGAATTCGGATACGTCCGGATGGTTTGACGGCGTGCGGGTGAACAACAACAACCGGGCCCTTCAGTATCGGCTGCTTAATCCCGATGGCACGAAGGCGATGGACATCAACGCGGAGCAGGTTGTTCCGTTCATTGATTACGAGCGCTCCGGATTTAACCGCGGCGTCTCGATTCTTTCCCACGCCATTAATCATCTCCTGGATCAAACGGAGATTACTGGCTTCCTCAAGCAACAGGTGAAGGTTTCCTCGCTGGTTGCCTACCAGATTAAAAACTCGCAACGCAAGGGCGGCCTGGGCGCCAGCCGCAGTGTCCGCGGGCGAGCTGGTGATGGCAAGCCAATCGAGCAGCGCGTCGAGGATGCCATCCGTGGAGCCAAGGGGCTCGAGATGGAGAATGGCGCGGAGCTGGAATTTGTCACCGATAACCGCCCTCACCCCAACACGCTGGGCTTTCTCGACTACCTCGCGCGGGACATCTCCTGGGGAACGGATTTTTCGCCGGAGATCATCTGGGATATTCATCACCTTAGCGGTGGACCCACCCGTTTCGTCATCGCCGATGCCCAGGAAGTCTGCGACGAAATTCAATCGGAGGTACGCGAGCGCTTCTGCCGGCGCTACGTCAATTATTTCAACTCCATTGAAATGGATTCGGGCCGGCTGCGCCGCTGCAAAGATCCGCACTGGTGGGCCCACGATTACATTGCGCCGCGGAAAATCACCGTCGACCGCGGCCGCGACGGCAAGCTTTACATTGAGCTGCAGGGCCGCGGCATGCTCTCCCTTGATCGCTGGTACCAGGAGATGGGGCAGGATTGGAAGCACGAGATGACACAGTTCATCACGGAAAAAGCCTGGGTGAAGCAGAAGTGCGAAGAGGCCGGCTTGAGCATGGATGACGTATTCGGCCCCGGCCTGGGCTTTGGCTCCATCAATCCTGCGGAAACCAACACGGTTGACGGTGATAAAAAGAAGGTCCCCGATCCCGATGACGACCCGGATGACGATGCTCCCGATCCGGAGGACACCTAGTGGCCGCGCGGCCACTGCCCTGATTTTATGAACTACCCACGCCTTTTTGAACGGTGTTATCTCCGGCCGGTCGCAATCACGCGCCCGGCTTTTCGCTCGATCCACCACGTCATGCGCCCCCGGATATTGGGTCTCCCGGTCACTCCGGTTGAGCAAGGCAAAAAGAAACTTAAATCCTCTACGGGGCGGCAGGATTATCCGGCTCCCACCCGCGATGCGGACGGTGATATTATTGATGATCGTCTTTACAGTATCGTCGGCCCTGGCGTGGCCACCATAGGCATCAAAGGCATCCTCGCTCGGAATGTCAGCGCGCTCGAGGCTTGGTGTGGCTTTGTCGGCTATGAGGCGATCACGGCGGCGGCCCGTCAATTACAGGATGCCTGGGATATTACGGACGTGATTCTCGACATCGATTCTCCTGGCGGGGAATGTGCCGGCGTACAGGAAAGTTACGACGCGTTGCGCGAACTCTCGAAGGTCAAACGGGTTGTCACCTTTACGGACGGCATGGCTTGCTCAGCGGGTTACGAGCTGGCCTGCGCCGGCACCGATGTCTATTGCACGGCCACCGCGCAGCTTGGATCCATCGGCGTCATCTGTGGCGTGCTGGACGATACGCAATATCTTCTCGATCAGGGTTTCAAGATGGAATGGTTTACGGCCGGCGAGCATAAGGCCGTTGGTCGCGAGGGCTATGTCTTGACTGATTCAGACCGCGATGTCCTGCAGGCTGAGGTCGACTATCTCTATTCCATGTTTGCCGATAGTGTTCGCGCGACTCGCGGAAATATCGTTCCCCTGGTCCAGAAAACTGCAGAGGTCTATTGGGGACAGCGGGCTGTCGGCAACGGCCTCGCCGATGCGGTTGTGCCCGGTTTTGACGAAGTGGTGAGCATGTTGCTGGCGCCGGTTGTTTGACACCGCGCGGGCAACATGTCCCTGAAACATATCGCCGTTTCCGCCCTTTCCATTGCCGCCCTTCGCGGGCCGATTCACCGTTCATCGCTTCGTTTTGAGGATCCGGTTACGCCGGAAACTCCTGCACCTGCCGCACCCGCGCCGACTCCGGCGCCTGCACCCGCGGCACCGGCGGTCACCCCGCCCGCGCCTGCGGCTCCTGCCGCGATTGCGCCCGCAACTCCGGCTCCGGTAGCTCCTGTTGCCAATGCTCCCCGCCCTTCGCCGATGCAACAGCTTCGCGGCTTGATGGCAGACCGCGGCGCAGTCGTCGCGGAGCGTGATCAGGCCCGCACTCAGCTCAACGCCATCACTGCGGAACGCGATTCCCTTCGCACCCAGCTCAACGCCCTGCAGACCCGCGTGACCGGCTATGAGCAGCGGGAGGCCGCTCATCAACAGGCCGCCGCGACTCTCGCCCAGGACCGCACCGATTTCGACCGCATGGTAAGTGACGGCGTGATCACCGCTCAGGCGCAGATGGGCGTTCCCGCCGCCGCGCTGCCTTCCTCCGCTCCGGTTTCCGCGGACGAAACGGAAAATGAAATCTTCGCCCGCTGGGAAAAACTCCAGGGCAAGGAGAAGACCGAATATTACCGCAAGCACAAGGCCGTGCTGAGCAAACCCCGCACCTCCAAATAATCCGCCGCTTTTGACATCCGCCTCCGCTTAACCAACCACACCACCACCACTAAAATTTTATGGCACAAGTCGCAAACACACTCGCTGGTCTAACCCTCGCTCAAATCGCCCAGCGCTCGCTCGATGCGTTGCTGCCCGATCTTCTCCCCCTCAAGGCCTTCGCGGCCGATTTCTCGGATGAGATCGCGGAGAAGGGTGGCAGTGTCACGACTCGTTACGCGCCGAAAGTTGCCTCCAACGACCTGAGCACCGGCTGGGGTAACAACAAGTCCAATTCCCAGGACACCGCCGTCACGGTCACTCTCAGCACGACGCCTGGCTACGTCATCGGCTTCACCGATTTCCAAGTCTCCACCATCGGGATCAAGCAGCTCGAAACTCTCTTCCTCGAGCCGGCCCGCAACGCGGTTAACACCGGCGTCATGTCGACCATCCTGGCCTTGGTCACTCCTGGCAACTTCCCGAATAGCTCGACCATCGCCTCGCCTTCGGCAGATGCCATCTCTTCCCTCGCGGCGGCCTGCGACCTCTCGTACATGAAGAAAATGGGGCGTTACCTCCTCATGCATACCAACTTCAACGCGACCCTGTCGCAGGATACGGCGATCCAGGCGATCTACGCCTCCGGCTCCGGTCTCGCGTTGCGCGAAAATCAGGTGGGTCGTCTCTCCGAGTTCGATACCTACAAGTACACGGAGGTCCCCGGCGCCAACAATCTCGTGGCCATTGCCGCCTCTCCGGATGCGTTGATCATCGCCGCGCGCCAGCCGGCCGTTCCTTACGCCCCGCAAATGCAGGTCGAGAACGTGACCGATCCGGAAACCGGCCTCGGCCTCCAATACCGTATGTGGTACGACACCGATAACTCCCAGCTCTGCCTGGGCGTGGGCCTGATCTTCGGTGCCGCCGTGGGCAATCCCGGCCAGCTCCGCCGTGTTGTTTCCGCCTAAACCTCGGTAACCCGGACGCGCTATGCCTGAACCTGAAAACGACGTTAAGCCACCCCAGCCGGATAAAGCTGGGGTGATTCATAACACGCCCCTCAAGCCGGGAATGACGATGAAGGATCTCCGGCCTGATGATCCAGAGACTTCCACCGAGAAAGCAGAAGCCGAATTGCTTCGGAAGCGGATCGCCGCGGTCACCATCGTGAAGGACATTCCGGTCCGCCCCAAGCTTCGCGTGGTCGTTGCCACATTGAAGAATGGCAAATCGGATATTCTCTATCACGGTTTCGATCACGCCGCGGCCCGCAAGGCGCTCGTCGTTGATACGGACAAGCATCGTCACGTGGAGCTTTTTGAAACGCCGACTAAGCGTGTCCGGTTCAATCTCTCCGAGATCCGCCACGATACTCCTCTTCTTCCCGGCGAAAGCATGAAGGCCATGCGGGCGCGACTTTCCAAGACCAATCCGACTCCTGACCAGGAAACCGAGCTGTACAAGCGCGGCATGAACCTGAGCAAACTCTCGGATGCCGATCTCAAGATCGCCGCCCAGAAGGCCGGCGTCTCCGTCGACGAGATTAACAAGCTGCCGGAAGATGAGCAGCGCAACGAGTTGATCGAAGCGATCCTCGAAAAAGAATTTCCCGAACAGGGATCTGAAATTCCTCCTGATGAAAATCCCCAGGATGATTCCGGCGCGCCGGGGAGCAAACCCTCCCCGGTCGCTGATAATCCTCCTGGATCAACCACGCCGCCGCCACTGGCGGGTAAACCGAAAGGCCTCGGCAAATAACGCCATGAAATCATTCCTCAATCTATTTTGCGCTATTGCGCTTCTCGCGACCGTAACTCCCGCCCTCAGCCAGGTTGTCCCGGCCAAGCTTACCCAGCGCGGTGACGGCTATCATGTCGGCACTGCCCCGGCTCAGCAGATCGGATTCAACGGCGCTACGCCTACCGCGCAGCGTGCGAACAGTAGCGAGGGCTATGCCGGCGCCGCTACCGGAACGCTGACGTTCTCCAGCAACCCGGGCGCCGCGGATACGGTGATCGCGGGCACGGGCACCTATACGTTTGCCAGTTCGCTCGGTGGAACGGTGACCAACACCGTATTAGTTGGCGCGACCGCGGACGCTTCCCTGGCCGATCTTGTTTCGGCGATCAACTTCGGTTCCGGATCGGGCGTCACTTATTCCCTGGTCACTTCGTCCAACGCCGCGGTTTTTGCTTATGCGGGGGCGACCGTCGCGGCCACGGGCACGCTGACAAGCACGGGAACCAACGTTTCCAATGGCGATACCGTCACGATCAACACGACGGTCTACACATTTGAAACGTCCCTGAGTGGCACGGCCAATGGCCAGATTCACATCGGCGGTTCCGCGGACGCCTCCCTCCTGAATTTGATCAACGCGATCAATCACACGGGAACGCCGGGAACTGATTACGTGAATGCCGCCGTGGATCCCACGGTCTCAGCCGCAACCTCAGTGACCTCCCATGCCTTCGTTGTGACGGCGCTGAATTCCGGCGCCTCCGCGAACACGGTGGTCACCACGAAATCTGCCGCGACGTTGAGCTGGGGAGGTTCCACCCTGGCTGGAGGCTCCTCTACCCTCATTCTTGTCGCCAAGGCCGCGGGTACGGCGGGCAATTCCGTTGCGACCACGGAGACATCCTCCGCGCTTTCCTTCGGTGGCAGTACGCTTTCGGGCGGCACGGCCTCGCCTACGGCAACGCAGGAAGCGGTTTTGCTCAATGAATTACGTGACGCCATGGTCCAGAAGGGCCTGATCAAGGGCAGTCCTTAACCCATTTTTCTTAGTTAGCCAGCCTGCCCGGTCCCGATCTGCGCATACCTGCCGCGTGGATCGGGACTCACGGCGCAAAAAGCTCTTTGCGGCGCAAAGAAAAATGGCCTCATAAGATGCTCATAATAAGCATTTTAAATGGTGGCCCCTAGAATGCCCTAGGACGGGCGATTAGAAAAACGCAGCATTATCCGCATTGCAAATTGAGAAGTCTTGCGCAATCGGTTCATATTCATGAGCTTACGAATTGGTCCTTTTTGACCAATCGCCCCGCTACGGTCACTACAGTAAATTTGACTTCAGGCGCCTTTGACACAGGCCAAAATTGGTGAGCCTAACTGATCAGATTAAACGCTTGGCAGAACGCGTAGTAGAGGCGCGTCTCGAATGGTTTCCGTGCCAGGTGCGTTTTCGGAACGTAACGTTCACCGCCAATTGCTCCGGTTTTCGTAATTCCAAAAAGTTGCAGGAAGTTGGTTTTGTTTTTTCGCACGACGCGATTGCGCGGCTGCCGTTCACTGCCGTGCCTTTTGATCAGCCGCCCGAAAACGGTAAAGAGCTGATCGTCTTTGTGCCAGGCTCCGGAGGCGCCGGTCAGAAGGCGCGTATTTCGGAAGTGCGACCGCATGCGAATAACCCTGAGTGGCGCGTGGGCCTCACCCGCATATGATTAGAGTTAGAAGCTCCGCGGGCCTCCTGGCTGAAGAGGTACGCGAATTCATTCGGGAAACAGGCGAGGATGACGGCGAGATCGTGAAGAGGGTCACGCGGTTGGTGTTGAGAGATTGCGTCCGGATCACGCCGCCGGCAGGAAGCATCAACAGTTTGACTGAAAGCTTCCCGGCGCAGCGACGGATCGGTAAGGCCGCCGTAACTCGCGATCTTCACCGGGCCTTTCGTCTCATTGATGACTTGAAGGTTTTGTCCGCTCCTACTAACCCGCGAACTGCGCAAAAAGTTTTAAATGCTAAAGTGAAAGCGGATCCTGTTTTGCTCGCCGTTGTCTTGAATAACCTGCGCTACCCCGGCATTACCTCGGATCGCATCCTGGATGCGCCGGATGAGGAAACGCACAACTCTCTCAGGGTTCGCGGTCGGGTGGGCAATCGTGTCCAGCCGTACTGGGTGATGAACAAGCCTGGCTTTGACGATTTCCTGGGGATCAAGCTGAGCCTGGTCGGTAAACTCAAATCCGGGTGGGTGCCAGCGTGCGATGCTCTGAATATTCCCCTGCCGACATGGATACGCTTTCAGCGCGATGCTACCGGGAGCTATGTCGACGGGACCATGGGTGAGGGCGCCAAACGTTTCTTCCGCTGCGTCAATGGAACGAGCTATGCCGATGATGTCACGGGGATGCCTCCGGACCGGATTGTGGAGATTGCCATGCACAACCAGGCCGGGAGTCTTTTTCGGCAGCTCATGGCCAAGAGAGAAGGCCGCTGGAATAAACACAATGGCAACCGTTGGAGCACCGCACGATGAGCGATTACATTGAAGCATATTTGAAGTTGGAGGAGGCGCTGGTGGCGTACCTGAAATACCTGCAGGCGATTCCCGCTAATCCCCTGGTGGACGTTCCTATTTACCGTGGGCATGGCGATCAGAATCTCGACGGCATTTCGACCTACATTTCGATCAATGCCGGCCGTTCCGATACTCAACCTTTCTGGGCGAGTGGAATGGAGCTGGTTGAAGTCCGGACGATGATCCAGAGCCAGGCTGATGACATTCCGATCGCCGTTCACAATCGCCGGGTGGGCGGGATCCGCGCTGCTTTCAGTCTTACCAACCTTCTGGCGATGCGTACGTTTATCAATCCGCCGGCAGAAGGTCCGGACACGCGCTTGGTGAAAGGTTTTCAACTGACGGGATGGACCGCACTTAATCCGCCGATCGAGGATGGCTTTTCCGATAAGAACGAGCGGCAATGTCTCTTCCGTCATCGGGCTCAGTGCGGCCTGATGAATTGATAATCCCTCGCGTTTGACATTGCGCGGCAAGCATGAGCTTCCCGCTGCAGCAAGGTTCCACGCCCGCCGTCATCACGCCAGAGCCAGTTTTCTCCACCGTTCAGGTCCTCGCTGACACCTGGCAGGAGAAAGACAACACGGCGATGAAGGATTATAAGGGCAAGGCTTCCACCACGATCCTCTCCATTTTCACCGATCCTGGCGTCGACGCGCAGTGCACGTGGATCCTCAATACCGGCCAGGCTCCCTATACCAAGGGCCAGTCGATCACCCCCACCACGGACACGGTGAGCTCTCCCCGCACCTTCCTGATTGTCGACGTGGACAATGGAAAGTACGGCGGCGAAGCAGTGGAGCAAAAAGTGAAGCTCCGCGTGAAGGTATCGCAGACCGGCCTCTCCTAACCGCCGCCCACGCGCGGCACTAACGCGATGGACGGCTTCTACCGATCACTATTTTTGGTAAGCGGGCACCGGCTACTCGGTCGCCCGCTTTTACCGTTTTCGCTTTGGCACTACGCGCAGCTCGATCATCTGAAATCGCCGCTCGTGGGTCATGCTGGCGAAATCAATCTCACGGCCTTGCGCACGGCTTCATGCATCTGCGTGACGCATTTTCCGGAAACGCTCCTGGTAACGCCGCGGAGCTGGTGGGAAGCGGCCCGGCACGACGTGGCTCTCCGTTGGGCTGCGCTTAACATCTCCAGGGCTCGGCAGGAATGGCGTCTCTATTTGAACGCCCAAGGCGCAAAGCCCGTCATGCGGCAATATGGGAAGAATGGCACGCGCTTCTGCGAATGTCCGGCTCCGCTCGCCTTGTGGTCTGCGGCGATGTCTCGCGGCAATTTTACGGAAGCTGAGGCGTGGGATATGCCCGTGCGGCGCTCTGCCTGGTACAAGATCGGCCTGGCTGAGGCTGAGGGCGCTGAATTCAATCTCGTCACTGATGCCTGGCGCGAGGCAATGATCAAGGCTGGCCGCGGTCACATGTTGCAGGAGGTCGCCTCATGAACGTGCTCGGCTTTGAAATCTCCACGGACGCATCCTCCGCGAACGCGCAACTCGAATCTCTCTCCTCCCGCTTTGAAAAGCTCCAGGCGCAGACGGAACAACTTTACGAGGGTCCCGCCCGCGAGATGAAAATTCGCAGCGAAGTGAGCTCGATGATCAAGGAGCTCTCGATCGGTGCGGATCCACTGAACGCTTTCATTTCCACCATGGACCGCCTGAGCGAGACCTTTCGTTTCGCATTGCCAGTTGCGATCGGCGTTGCGGCAATCACCGCCATCGTCGAAGAGGAGGTAAAGGCGAAAGAGGCTGCGGTGAGTTGGTTGGACTCCATTCGCGATGGGGCAATGAAAGCGCGCGACGGCACTGTGGAGGGCCTGAAAGAAGGCCTCAAGATGATGGAGGACGCCGAGAAGAAATATGATGAGATGGGTTGGCTCGAGCGCATCATGCTCGGCAAAAACCGCGCCGCGGCGAAAGCGTTGCTCGAAGAGGAAATCGAATCTGCAAAGGACAAGCTCGAGGCGCACGATGTGGCGGATGAGCAGAACAAAACGGCGGCGATGTCAGGAGATCCGGAAGTTGCCCACGCCGCGGAAGTGGCGGAAACCAAAAAGAAGTACGAGGAAGATATTCAAAAACTCCGGAATGCCGGCGAGCGCGAAGCGGCCGAATTCAAAGTCTTGGAAGAGACGGCGGCCCTCGAGAAGCTCCAGCGCGAATGGCTCGCGAAGCAAACCGAGAAGGAGGATCGCGAAAAGAAGCACGCGGAAGATCTCGCGCAGTTAACCGAAGATGAGGCCATGGCTGGCCGTTCCCGGCTGGACCAGCTCGGCCAAAAACTCAGCGACTTACAGGGTAAGCTAAAGGCTGAGGATCCTGATAGTGACCAGGGAATAGCGGACCGCCGCGAAATTCTCTCCACACAGAAAGAGTACGACGCCGAGAAAGCGCGGATCGCCAAGGAGGCATCTGACGCTGAGCAAAAGACGATCGACTCGAGGGCGCAGTTGAATTCCGCGCTGGCGAAAATGGGTTATGACGAGCTGACGCTCGAGGAAAAGATCGCCGCGCTGAAGCAGGAAGCCGCGCGCGTTCAATACCAGATGAGTCATCAGGATTACGGCGATGCCGATGCCCAGCTCAAGGATGAGATTCGCCTGGGGCAGATCGACAAGGCCATGAAGGAACTGACACCTAAGGCCAATGAGCCATTCAAATTTGATGCCGAGAACGCGCTCCGCGGGAACATGGCCAGTGGTGGCGTGGCAAATCTCGCGGCCTCCCGCGCGGAGACGCAGCGCGATCAGATGGTTTCGCTCCTGCAGAAACTTGTAGGCAAGCCAGACCTTTCCGTAATGGAGGGATTCTAAATGCCGGACGTTACGCGTCTCGGGCCCGTTTCCGCCTGGTTGGCCGGCGGCTCCTGGGTACAGGGAGACTTCTCGCAGATCCCTCTTCTGCAGCCGGAAGACGACTGGGATATCAACGAGCAAGGCATCTCGATCAAGCAGACGATCCTCGCCGGCTACAACAACGGCCAATTCCTTACCGTGATCCCCAAGCTCTATGGTCCGCACGGGTTGAACCTGGGCGTGCTCTACCGCGGTTGCAAAATCAAGCAGATCGGGGACATGGGCGACTATTGCATGATGACGCTGATTTATGATCAGCGGTACAGCAACACCCCCACGACACCGCTGCCTCAGCCGCAATACGGGTGTAATGGCGGCAAGATCATGCAGGACATCCAACTGCACCCGAATTTTAAAGCAGCGGCCGGCGCGGGAACTCCGCCGGATGAAAACTCCCCCTGGTCTCAATACTGGGATGCCGCCAAAAAAGATTGGAAGTCCGATCCCGCCACCGGCCTCTATTTGGACTCTGTACCTTCATACCTGATTGGTTGGACCAAATTTCCTGACGCCGCCACGACCGTCTGGACAAAAATTTATTATACCAGCCAGCCAACCGATCCGCTCCCGGAGGGCCAGATCCTCGACCCTGGCTTCGGCTTCGGTCCCAGCGGCTGTTATCTGGTCACGACGTGCGATCAACAAAAGGAAAACGCCTTTTGGTGCCGCACGACACATTTTGATTATTACCCCCGCGGGGTTCCCGCGCAGATTTTCATTAACGGGAATTGATCATGCCTAACGAAGATCGCTCCCGTTTCAATCGAGGTCTTTTCCTCCAGGACCTCACTATGCCGGAAGGGCCGGCTCGGATGATTAAGCCTTCGACGTGGAACAAGTTGATTCACCAGATTGCCACCGGCATCGTCATGGCGACTCTGGCAAGCGTTAAAGGCGGCACCTTTGAAGTAGGCTTAGGGGGTACCGTCTTGATTGTAGCGAATGGTGGAACGGTTAATGCCGCTGGGCAAACTTGGCCTCATAAAGTCTACGATAAGACGACTGGGTCCACCGGGCAGGTGCAAATCAATGGTGGAGACGGGTCCGTCGCGAGTGTCCAGGGACCGCTTAATGTCGCCATCCTGAATGTAAACGGGACGCCTAATAATCAAAAGACGGGAGGCCCTCCGGATTATCCGAAGCTCGCGATTCCGGATAACGGCTACGTTTATTCAAAAGCGGTTTTAACCAATGCCGGCGGTATAACGACTTACGACGTTTTTTTTACGACAGATATTTCCGACATCTCGACGGACACGGCTACGCCGCCGCTGTTTTGTTGCAAGCTCCTGGCCACGATCTCGAATTATGCCGTGGACGGAACCGGTGATGTCAGTTTCACCGTCGAGGATGCCAACGGCCCGATCGGGTTCAACACCATCAACATTTGCGGTAATACCGTCACCATGTTCTAAGATGAGACCCGGCGCTCCTACCAGATGCAATGCAGTCGTGGATGATCCCTTCATCAATTCCATCACGCAGTCCGCGAAATTGGTTTCGGCATGCTCTGGGACATGCACGGTTAGCGGGGTGTCCACTCCATGGACGGCATCCACCAATATTGAGGGAACGATCACGTTTATTCGAATTCCAACGGCGGAATATTTAGCCAAAGTAGCTGCTGGCGAAAGTTTGGTGCCTTTCTTTTCATCAACTTTTACCTGCTGCCAGGCGTGTCATGGAGGTTCTCCCGAGTGTTGTTTCAATACAGGACCCGCATATGGGAACGGGACAGGAACAACGACCACAGAATCTCCTCCCTGTGGAACTGGCGCAACTTTGATAAATGGAATGGGCCTAGGAGGCACTTATTCCTTATTTGTGGGAGACGACAATGTCTGCATGGTTGCTCTCGAATTTAGCGCAGCGATTAACTCCGGGTGCGGAAGCGTCAGCTTTAGTCCGACGATTAACATTCCTCTCTCGGCACTGAAGGGCATCCATACTTTCACGCACACCTTTACTCAAATTGTCTTTGGAACTACCACGGTTAACACGTGGACCATGACCGTAACTTTCGCGTGACTATGGACACCTGCACCTACCAATTCACGGCGCCTGATGGAACGGTTCATCCTCCAGTCGCGCTCGATCCCGCTACTTTTAAGCAGGCTCAGGATCCCGCCATCCAGGGCCGCGCGGCATGGCGTGCGCTCCACCTCGAGGCCCTGCAGGGCTCGATTACGCCGGCGTGGCTAGCTGAGGAATTCTTTCCGATGATCCCGCGCTACGGCTGCACCTGTGCCAAGGATTGGCCGGCATTGCTCGAGCAAATTCCCTTTCGCGCCAGCGATCAATTCGCCTGGTCCGTGGAGATCCACAACGCGGTTAATCAAAAGCTCGGCAAGCCTCTTTTCACGGTCGACCAGGCAAAGGCTACTTTGACACAAGCCTGACCTCATGGCGCTTACTGTTGTCCGGAAACAGGATTTCACTGTTATCCAGGCCCTGACCAATTTTTCTCTCCAGCAACAGGCCTATCTGGCCAAGCGCGGCACGGCCGTCATGTGGGGAGTTCAGTTCGCTGATGAAAATGGGGAGGCTTTCGTTTATCCCGAGGGAACTCTGATCACGCTCGGTCTAAAAGGCGCAAATCCTAACAACACGGTTTTGCCGGGAACTATTGGCTTTGATGGTCCCTACATCCTCTCCGGATCAACGATGTCGGCGCCGGATGAGAATGGTATCTATTGGATCCTCATTTCGTTCACTGGCGATCCGCTCAACACGGCCCTTGGATACAATCCGCCAACGGTCAACGATGACGTCGCATCGGTTACGCTATATGGAGAGGTCCGTCTCGATATCGGGGGCATCACTGAAAAATCGATCAATAATTTTCAGTTGATTATCTATCACGACATCAACACTGGTACCGAAGAAACCGCGTCCGCGGCGGTCCCGCCTTGGATTCCTAATTGGTCGTTTATCACGGCCCTGGCGGGGGGAGGCATTTCGGATCTCGATTATCAGCCCACACGCGGCGTCGCGGCCGCGGGCATGATGGTTGCGCTATGTGGGATTGCGGCGCTTAACGGTGGAGGTTTGACGATTTGGCAACTGCAGGCGCGGACTGACGCAACCGCCGCGGGCCTCCAGAGGCCTCTGGATTATGACGCCGCGACTAACGCGGTTGTATGGACCAAAATTCTATGAAGAAAAAGCAGACATCATTCATCATCGCCCGGATGTTGCCCGTCCTGGCGCTTCTCTGTTTTACCGCGCTGATCGGCGTCACGCTGGTACCGGTTGATTTTGTCCAGGCGGCGGGCCCGACGAATCCTGTCGATCCGGTAATGACTACCAACAACGGCATGCTGGCCAGCCCTCCAAATTTCTTTTCCACAAATCACGTCCTCACCTCCTCAAGTCCAGTGGCGGCAACTAACATCGTCGGGACAGTCACGAACGCGATCAACTCGCCGAGTATCACTGGGACCAACGCTACGCTTTCGGGGACAGTCAGCGCTACCACTGTATCGGTTGGAAACATCACGGGAACTGTCTCGACCATTTCGGGAACGAGCACGGCTGCCGATTTTGTTGACGGAAGCGCGAACTCGTTCGAGAGCCTTTTTTCTGGATCGGGTGGAAATGTTTTAATGGCCGCGGAGGATTCTCTTGGAAACTATTTTCCAACAGCCTATGCCCAGACGGGCGGTAATTATCCCAGCATGAATGTAGGGGGCGCATCTTTCGCTGATAGCGCAGGAAGCGCAGGTTCGGCCTCCTTCGCGAGTAGCGCATCATCTGCCGATTTTGCGACAACTGCCGGATCGGCTACCAATGATAGTAGCGGAAATCCCATCAATACGACCTATGCGGCCGTTGGAAGCAACGCGACTTTTAATTCCGTCATCACTGGAGTTATTAACGATTCTGGTGGTTTATTTTCCATAGATACCTCAAGCCGCAATTTCATTGGAGCAGACGGCTCCACGATTATTTTAAGTTGGCCGGATGCACCCACCGCAGCGGCAAGCATCAAGGCTCTCGTTGGCGTGCAAACGGTGACCGGAACGCTTTCGAGCGGAACTGCCAGCGTGACGGTACCCAGCGGGATCGTGCCCTGGGTGCAAAGCAATGCCTCTTCCATCACGCACCAGGGAAATCTTGCCGTCACAGTTAGTGGGACCACTGCCACGGTCAAAAGCAGCGATTCGGCTGACGCGGCTCCGTTCCATCTCTTCTACTGGAAATAAAAAATATGAAATACCTCATCACTGCCATGCTGGCGCTTGCGCTGGCGTTCACCGTACCAACTCCAAGCCACGCGGATGCGCTGACTCCCGTGTCCGTGCCCGCGCCGGCCGCTGCAGCGCGTCCGGTCCAGTTTGCGATCGTCGCGCTTGACCAGGCTCATGCCGACGCACTGATGACGGCTTATGCGGCCCAGCCCCAGACGCAAGCGGGACTCAATGCGGCCGTCCTAACAATCGCCACGCTTCCCTCCGGTTACACACTGGTTTTTTCCAGCTTCAACATCTCCGGATCAAGCAAGACCTTATCCGTAGGTCTTAAGTCCACTTCGCCTGTCACCACACAGTAATAAATGAGCGACGAAGAAATCAAACGCGGGCTGCGCGAGCTTTCAAATTCTGGCCGACTGCCAGCCGCTGTCGCACGCGCGGCGATGGAACAACCCATCGAGGGCGAAAAGCTTTTGCGCCTAGACAAGATTGAGCGTGAGACGCAAAGACAGTCGCTTGCCTTGTTTGGCGATACGCATCTCCCAGGCGGCGTGAATGCCGGCATCGTCAGAGACGTGCGTGAACTCCGCGTTATTGTTTTTCGCGCGGTGTGGTCGATCTCCGGCGTCGTTGCCTTCTGTACGCTGCTCATCACGTTACTTGGGCTCTACATCGAATGGTCCAAGCATTGACCCTTTTGACATGCCGCGGCTGGCATGATCCAAACCATTGTTCGCAACATCATTCTGGCCGTCCTGGCTTATCTGGCCGGGAATAGCACCTTCGGCGAAGCCGTTAAGCAGTACGTCACCCCTGAAGTTACAAACGCCATCGTACTCACGGTCTCGACGGTCCTTATCATCCTTTGGTCGTATGCAGAGAAACTCCTCAAGGGATGGATAACGCCGTCGGGAAAGAACCTGGCGCCCGTCATCGCGTTCCTTGCCATCGCCGGCATTTCACTCGGCAGCCTGACAGGTTGTGCAACTGGTGGACCGTCTCCTTCTCCCGCTCCGGCTCCTTCTCCCATCGTCACTGGTGGAATCACCTTGCTGACATCGGCCGGAGTTACCGCGGGCCTCGACTTCGGCGTTAAGGATACCGCTCAGCGCACGAAGATTGCCGGCTATATCGATACGATTGCGTTGCTGGGAAATCAGCTTCTCAACGGGCAGGTAACTACGCCTGCTCAGTTTCAGGCTTATCTAACGACCAATGGGGTCAAAGCCGATAGTGAATATTCTTCGCTGGCTGCCGAGGCCACCAGCCTCTACGCCACCTTTGTTTATCCTAAGATTCAGGCAGGCGGCAATGGAGCATCCATTAATGCCTATCTCTCAGCATTCACGATGGGGCTTCAATCCGGCGCGGCCGTCTACGCTCCCGCCACGGTCACCACTTCCTATGCCGCGCCTCCTGCGACGTTTCGTCTACCGGTAGGTCTGCGACCCATCTACGGCTGGCACAACGCTTACAACGTTCAACTCGCGAAAGAGTAGACGATGTCTGACTCCGTTCTCGACTACATGAAGGCGGCGTCCGGGCCGTCGAGCGCCATCGCCGCGGTCGCCGATCTCGGTTCGACGGCGCTCAAGATCGCTTCGCCTTTCATTGCGGAGCTCGTTCAAACCTCGCAGCAAAAGATGACTGCGAACCTCCAGAAACAATATGAAATATTCTCGTTACCTGATTCTGACGCTCGCGCTCAGCGCATCGCTGATTATATTGCCGAGCTGCAGCTCGGTCTCGGCGCCCCGACAGTCCCTGGATTACCGGGTGAGCCCGAGATCCTCTTCCCCGTATCGGTTGTATTCGGAATCCTCACCGAGCTCAACCACTACAAGCTCCTCCTCGACTCCGTCAACGGCGTCGACGCCGAAGTAAAAAAGAACGGCCCGGCAACTCCTGCAGTTCCGGCTTAATCCCTTCCGTGAAACACCGGCGCCTAATTCATTCCACCACCCGGTTGTGTGGCCGCGGGAGGGCGAAAACAGTCCCGCGGGTTTATCCATCCATGTCTGGCCCCGAGCGTGGATAACGACCGGATCGGGGCGCCCTATTTTATGAGAAACACTGACGATCAAAATCTCGCGCGCCTGGCGCAATCCACCCTTCACGAGCTCGCGCTTTACGAGGGCGTCATCGATGGTCAATGGGGCCCGAAAAGCGATCTCGCCTTTCAGGTCTATTGCAATTACGAGCGCTATGAAGATGTCGCAAAGCTCGAGGTCAAGCTCTCTGCGGACCAGCAAGCGGATCTCGCGAAGTTTATCAAAAACTGGAAAGCCAATATTGCCCGCTACATTGGGATCGGCACTGCGACTGGCATTCCTGGTGAATTGGTAGCGGCGATTCACTGGCGCGAAAGTGGCGGCGATTTCACCACCTACCTTCATAACGGGGATCCGCTCGGCCGGCCAACAACGCATGAGCCGGTGGGAATTCTTTTCAACAACTGGGCGACCGCGGCTATCGATGCATTGGACCGGGAGACCGCCGCCAAGGCGCAAAGCGGTATTGAGGAGTGGACAACCACTCTTGATTGTATGTGCATCTTCGGCGAGTACTACAATGGCGAAGGGTATCGCGCGCGCAATGTGCCAGACCCTTACGTTCTGGCCGGAACCTCCGGCTATGAAAAAGGTAAATTCACTGCGGACGGTCATTTCGATCCCGAGGCCGTCGACTCGCAGCTGGGCGTCCTGGTGATGCTCAAGGCCATTCTGCCGGAAGCTCCGCCGCCAGCCGTGGCATCGCCCGCTTTGACATAAGACCGCGTTTATGAAATACGCCAACGGCCGCCCCGCTCAAGTTAACGATCTCGTTCTCGCCACTCCTCACTCCGGATCATTCCTCGGCCGGGTTACTTCACTTCAAGGCAAGGCCTTCCAGGTTGTCCCGGTTCATTCCGCAGACGCGCTGTACATCGCTCCTGGCGATCTTCTCCTGGCTGATGATGCGATTCTCCCCGCCTCGGAAGTGAAGCCTTACACGGCCTGATGAGTCCCGCGGGCTGCAACTCCCTCGAGGTTAGTACGTCGCTCTCCGCGTTGGTGGGCGACGTCCCGGTTAATCTATCGAATGATTTCCTGATGAGCTCTGGCCAGGGCCAGCTCGCCAACCAGGTGATCAAGATCCCGGTGGGCGTTTCTTCAGTTCCCCTGGGTGCCGTGCCGGCTAACGAGCTGGGCTTTCTCTATATCGAGAATCTCGACGACACTAACCCGATTTACGTGAGTTTGAATCCGGATGGCTTAAATCCCTTCGCGCGGATCCTCGCGAAGAAGCATAACCTGATTTGCACGGTCCCTGGTGCGACCTACTATCTGCGCGTCGACAGCCTGCCTATCGAGATCTCGATCCTGGCGCTTTCCAGCTAAGGCGTGTTGGTTAATGAATCCAACGGTGGCTTGCCCTCAGCTTCTCGAGATTGATTGATCGCCTCGAGCGTATTCTTCTTCCATTCGTCCGCCTGGTTCTTTTCGTGGACCACATAGCAAGTGCCGGCGATGACCAGGGCGGCCGTGAGAATCGAAGCGGTGATGATAAGAAATAATTTCATTGTATCAGCTTTCAGGAGTCAAAGTTCGCATGCCTTCATTCAGATGCAAGATGCAATCATCGAAGAGGTCTAGGGAGTAAACTACTTGCTCTGTTTTTTTCCGGAAGGACTTTCATTGAAGCGAGCAATATCTTCGAGACTGACGGCAGAAGTGGCCAGTTCGTCGGCGACAAATGCGGTGCCGCGGGCGCGAACTTCTTTGTAAAGTAAGCGCACTGCATAGCAGATAATCTCAGTCTGCTTGCGGTCCAGGCGCAGGCATAGCTCGTTCAATCGGACGAGGTCCTCCTGATCGAGTCGCACACTGGTGGGCGCTGGTTTTGCCATGGCCCCACCGTGAGGCTCGTAAAATATTTTTCAAATTATTTCTTGCGCTTTGTAGTCATTCGTAGTCATATGTAGTCAGTTGACGCAAATGAGCATAAAAAATACATCCACGGCTAAAGGACCTTCGCTTCGCGTGAGGTTCGCCGAAAAGGAGCGGGTGATGATCCAGGAGATGACCGCAAGCACCGGTCTCGCCCAGGTGGAAATCGTGCGTCTCGCGGTCAAATTCGCGCTTCCTAAAATTCAATCTGGTGAAGTCAACCTTATCGAAATCGGGAGGGAAGCATGACCATTCAGCAGGAACTGTCCTTAATCGTCCCGGTAAGTGGCACCAAGATTTCTGTCCGCTTCGACCAGCTTGAGCGTATGGGCCTCGATCGCCTCCGCGATTTGACTGGACTACCCTTAAACGACTTGGTTCGCCGGTGTGTCGCTATTGCTTATCACGAAAAGCAATCGACGGGATCCTACGAATTTCTCGTGCCCATCACCGGCATCACTCGTCGCCGGCCAAATCATATGGGCCCTAAGACTCGTCGCCAGAAACGCAGTCTCCTCGAGGCCTCGATCTCCCGGAGTCTCCGTGAATTGGATCGCGATCGCGCGGCCCTTGCTCAACTCGAAGCGGAGAAAGTGAGGGCGGCATGAGCGAGGCTTTTGTTTTTTCTGATACGTGTGCAATCGCGGACTGTGCTGCGGAGGTTTTCGCGTATCATCGGACTTCCAAAAAATCCGAATTCTCTTCGTCCTGGTCGCGAGGGATCCAGCGGGCATCAGCCGTGCAAACGCTTCGCAAGCTGTGGAAGACGGGCGATTATTCTCAACGGTCTACTGTGGCCGCTCGAGTAAGAATCTGGATGGAACGTCCGAAGGACGGGACTGTGGAAAAGATTTTTGCTCGCGAGAAAGCGAGGATCGCGTGAAGCGTATTCTTCCAATCCTCAAAACCAAGTCTGAGATCGCGAAGATCCTCGGCATCTCACGCAATACGGTCAAAGACATGGAGCTCCGCGGTTGCCCGTTCCCCGCTGGAAAATGCACCGTCGATTGGGCCTTGGAATGGCTCAAGGCGAATCCAACTTTTCGGCCTTCACCCCATTCAACGAAGCCGAAAGCCCGGTCAGGTGCCGTGGCTTTAGCTTGCGGTACACATCGTTAACCGTCGTCGACGCATGACCAACATAATCCTTAATCATCGGCTGAGAATAGTTGTCGGCCGCAAGGCGGGTGACGACCGTGACGCGTGTGCTGTGGATGCTGTACTGCTTAAAGCCGATTTTCCGCTGGAGCCAGTTGTGCCAGGTGCGGGCGGCGTTTGGCGGGAGCAGGCACGTGTGGGAAGCCTTCTCGCGCTTCAATCGCTTGATGACGGGGATCAGCTCCGGATGCAGCGGCGCAATGTGAACGCGGTCACCCTTCGTCTTGAAAGTGATCGTGGGCGGTTTACCGAGCAGATCAATTTTGTCGAGCGGAACGCTAGTCTCACTGATGCGGCAACCCTGTCTTATCGCGATTGCCCAGCTCACCAGCATCCACTCCGGCGCGTGAAGCTCCTTCAACTTGGCTTCGATGGCGAGCTGGTCCTCGATGGTGATGGCCTGCTTTTCTTTGGCGCGCTCACGTTTGTAACCAAGCTTGAAACAGGGATTACCGACGATCTCATCGCGCTCCACGGCGCGTTGAAGGATCACGCCCATCACCTTCAGCTCGAAGAGTGCGGTGTTCCATCCCACCTTTTTCAACCCGTCGCGCGGCTTGATTCGCCAGTACGGATATTGTTTGGCGAACTGGCGGCTGAACTGTGGAGCGGTGATTACCCCATTCTCCGCGAGAAATACGCACAGCGCCGTCCAGGCCTCGGTGTAGCGCAGATATGTTTTTGGGTGACGTGCCTGATAATGCTCCTGGAGAAAATTCGGCACCCACTGCTGCATGGCGGTCCCGTGCCCGCTGGAGCGCAGGTCGGTTTCGCGTGCGCTTTCCAGATGCGCTTTGACGGCGGCGGTGCGTCGACCACCGGGGGCGTCGATTCGGATGCCGGTGCTTTTTCCCTTCCACGTTCCGTCGGGAGTGCGGTAACGTATCCAGAAATAAGGGCTACCGGCTCGGGTGTAAGTGGAGGCCATGGAGTGAAGCAAGGTGTAGCAAAACGCGGAGCAAAACACAACCTTTCGGGAGCATGCAGGAGCAAAGCAAATCAT